TTAGCAATCTGACAAAGCACTAAATCCCGGCACCCCGCCCACTGTGCATCATCTACCTGATTATATCCAGGCCCCAAAACCACCATTTCCTTGCTATTGCCCCGAACCGGAATCACCTTAACACCCGTAAAAGTCCAATTAACTAGCATAAATACTCCTTGTGCCTATATGGCTACTTACTTCAAAAATCCCCTCCTATATTTCAAGGAGGGGACCTATTACATCTCAGAAAGAGTCAAGATAGCTTACAGCGAGCGGGTAATACAGAATTACTCCACCGATCCTAGCCATACACGGAATGGTGTAGGTCATTCCCTTCTTGTCCGCATCAAACTGCTCGAAAGGAACAGGAAGAATAAGCTGAAGGTGATCCGCATCATTCTTAAAGGCTATCATACGAGTGCCCGTACCGGCAGTATTACCAGTCTTCAACTCGTTAAGCCACTCAATCCTCTTGATATAAGGATTGGTCTTCATAAAGTAATCATACACCGTAGTATCACTGTTGGTTCCGAGACGCTTGGTGATGATCTGGTTGTACTGCGACAGGGGCAGAAGGAGGGTATCAGGAATCTCCACGCCGTTAGTGGCAGAGATAGCCGCAAACACCACACCATTCATATCAGCAAGGATTTCGTCCGCAGTCTTAGTAGCCCACGTATAGCCGCCCGTGCCGGAAGCAAGGGTATACTGCGTGCCACCAGTACAGCTAAGGAACCCTACGAGGTTGGTATCGCTATCACCCGAGAAGGCGATAGTGTTGATCTTATCCTCAATAGCCCGACGAGCCGCATCAGCCCTGCGAGTCTCAAGGGGAACCCCCGCCAACTGCGCCCTGCGAATCTCCTGGATAGAATACCCATAAGCCGCGCCAATATCATGGGGGGCAATGGTGCTCTCAGTGCCATAGATATCCACACGAGGGAAATCACTGGCATAGTCAGCAACCATCTTGGCGTAGCCAACACGGGTATACTGCCGCCAAGTAATCTCCGTAGCACCGGGACCGGCACTAGAATCCACGGGAAGAAGTGCAAGCGCCTTGTTAGGAGCCCACTTCACATCATAAGTATTACTCTTAATAACCTCAAGCTGGCGCTTGAAAAACGCGCTCTCATTAGCGTCGAGGTTCATTGCATCAATACGATCAGCCATTTTATACCTCCTCCTTACGCTACGAGCTTAATGCCGTTGACTTCAAGTAGAACAAGGCCGGAAGTCGTGGTCTGATTGGTGCGGAACATCGCTCCAATATTATAGTTACCGCCAGAAGTAGTGCTGAACACACCAGCAGAAGTGGCATAAGCGGCGACAGGAGCAACACCGGATACCGTAGTAGCGGCCTGTACCCAAATCATACCCCTCTTCAGGACGTTTACAATATCATACTTCGCATAGGTTCCGACATCCCCGACATGAGAAAGTTGGTTATTAATCGCAATACCCATAAACACATCACCGCCAACATAGGTGGGATGGACAGAACTGACGGTGCCAGGAGTCTGATAGACCGGGCGACCGGGCGTAACCGCCGCAGTACACGGATAACTATCAATATAGGCATCATCAGCAAGTCCATAGGGAAGACCTAGAATAGCGGAATCCATAGTTCCATAAGCGGCCATGATTCCTCCTTATACCTTATCTTTCTTAGTTAGACGAGCAATGTAAGCTTCCCTAGCCTTATCGGCATTGGGGGCTTCCTTCTTGTCCTCTTTACTATCAACACCATCTGCGTTAAGTTTACGAACCTCAGCATCAGCCACATCAACCTCGGCAAGCTGTTCCACGGCACCATCAAAACGGGCATCAAGGTAAACCTGATCCTTACCGTCGAAATTAGCCTTGGGGAACACCTTCAGGACAACAGCCTTCTGAATCTCAGGCTCCTTCATATCCTTAATCTCAATACCAGCCTTGGTAGCCGCATCGAGAATTCGCACCCTACGGGCAATAGCGGCCTCAATAGCCTTCTCATCAACCCTAGCGGCCGCAAGCGCCGTGATCTTGAGATTAGCCTTCTCTAGGCTATCCTTCAGGGTATCACGCTCTGCCTCAATCTTCACCTTCTCCGTGGTCAGAGTATCAAGGTTGGATTGAAGGCTATCTGCCCTATCCTTTTCCGCCTTGATAAGGTTCTGTACCTCGGAGGCATCAACTTTGACAACTACATTAGTAGCTTCTGCCATTACTGGTTCCTCCTTGACAATTTCCTCACTATTTATTAGAACCGCGTCTGCGGAATCCAATCGTATCTTAGCCTGATCTCCTTGCCTTGCAACTTCGCATAATGCAGTATGGTTGACCATGATCCCTCGCTGGATTCTGTCGTAGTGTTGACCGCAAAATTCCCCTGAAGTTTCCTCTAAGGTTACATCATAGCCAACACTCAAAGACCGCTTCCCTGCCATAACATCCGCAATAGCGGTAGCATCCTGAATTACCATATCAATAGCCAAATAGGTATTATCTACATTCTGAGGATTATCCCCAAGATTACCCACCTGATATTGCTTGATATTCTCAGCAGTTACCTTTTCTCTTGGATGCTCATTGGTCACAGGTTTAAGCTTGTAGGAGTCCAAAGTAGCCTCAGCAAATACCTCTTCTGGCAACCTAAGTTCATTAACAATGGAACCATCTGCCATCTGATAACGGAAAATGCCAGTAGAAGTGATACAAGCCTTGCCCTTTAGATATCCTTCAGGAGTCTTCTTAAAGGCTTCGGTGGCCCATGTCGGGGCATCGATGGTATCAAATCTATGAACTACGGCCATTATTTTCCCTTCTTGGGGGCCTTTCCACCACCGCAAGCATCCTTGGACTTATCACAAGGCGTGGGTTTCTTTCCACTACTCATCGGCTTTTCTTTGACCACAACCGTACCTTTAGCCATATTCAAACCTCCATATATATCAAAATTACTATATATTAGTATATATAGCACGGAATGGGGGTACTTGTCAATACCCTGAAAATGCTATTTGTGGTGGTATAGGTAATTAAAAAAGAAAAGCCATCCTTTTGAGGGGATGGCTAAGAACGAAGAAACGAAACTGTAGAAAATGAGACTGAGGGGATTGCTAACCCTTAGCCCCAACTCCTCTTAGAAGCCAATCCATAAACTTAATTACAGGATTTTTCTTCCTACGACTCTTTATATGTGCCGAAATCGCTTCATTCTTTCGTCGGCGACAATCCGCACAATAGACCCCTGCATTATTTGTCATAGCAGGCTTCCCCTCAAATGAACCTTTGCACATAACACATTTATACACCACGCATTTCCTCCTTAATCACATTACAATAAACTTGTATTGTAGATTCTTATTAACCCTTTCAATTATCCCCAAAGCAAATACCCTCTCTCCTCCCGCACCTTGCATTGCCCTTTGCCTAGAAGCCGCTAAAGTCAATTCTTTGGGGCCAATATCAATTAATCGTTTAGCTAATTTAGTATCCGCTAATCCTGCCCCACAATGAGTATTGATATAAGACAATCCTTTAATCAGCGTGCTGGTAATTTGGCAAATATCTTTGCATAAATTCGCTGTAAAATCAAATACCTTTGCAAAATTAACCCTATCTTTTGCAATAATTTGGAGGGCATTGACACACCGAATAGCGTTTGCACTTTCATCGTCATTATAAGTTAGGTTCCATTTCTGAATATACCCATCGATGAAAACTGCATCTGAATCCTTGCCGTGTAAGAGTGCCCTAAATTTATCCGTCGCCGCAACAGATTTTCTATCTGTGTTAGCAATATAGAACGCTATGGCTTCCATCTCACTACCTAGAGAAGGAAATATTATACATGGCATTTTCTCAATGTCGGAACGCAACATGGCTGCATTCCATCTATATTGCCCATCATAAATATAAAGCTTGTTATTAGAACGCTTTGCCACAAGTAAAACCCCGCAGGCTCCCCATGTCCATTTACTTGCTATACGTCGTACTTTAGTGACAACAGGCTGACGCTGGTACAAATGATCCACAAGTAAGTTTTCTTTAGGTATCCATAACATCTCGCCGGGAGTATCACGAGCTATCCAAGAATACCTTTCAATTTTGTCTGCTCCACCTACATTTTCCTTCAAATGCACTGATTCCCTCATTCATTTCCTCCTGGATTATAAATCCTAGGCAAATATACCATTATCCGTTCAGATAGTCAAGAGAAGTTACACCAATGAATGCCCTACTCCAAAATATCCTTTAATTGAGAAACCAAACGATATAAATTACTATCCTGCGGTAATCTTTGTAACTCATCTAATATATGCCTGGAAGCATCAAATAATAGCGCAAAACCGTATTCCTTATTTGGGCCTGCCGCCCACGGTTCCGCCAAATCCCTTGTATATGCTTCTTGTAAAAATTCATATATTTCTTGCACACATGGATCATTCACATCTTTTAGCACTATTAGTAGTTCTGGCACAACAGTCTGTTTTACACAAAACCCTATACAAGGTTCCCCACAATGTTCTCCATAAGCACACACAGTTTCACCTACGCCACAATTCTGTTCCATAATATCCTCCTATATTGGATAGATAAACTAAACTCAATTATCAGTACGATACACGCGAATTTTACCCTCATAGGAAGAACTGTCACCGTCCTTGGGTATCCGTTTACGATGTTCCTCGGAAATCTCGATGTAATCCCCTGATTCATTAATCTTCACCTTAATCTCTCCATAATGCATCCCCTCAATACCATTTCTAATGGCGTCAAGCACTTCAGCGGAACATTTCATACTAAGCCCCCACAGCGCGTAAAGAGCGTGAAATTTTTTGATAGGGACTATCAGGAGTATCTATCATGTAGACAAAAGGTGTGTCAATTCTACGTCCAGGCCCGCGTACTTCCACCCCAACACATTTCCCAACATAATCCAATTTCCCCTTAGTTAGATAGGTATTAACTACCTTTCCTAAAAGCCGTTTCCGTTGTATACAAAGCGGAATATAAAACAGTATACATTTGCCCCAATACATTACCCAATCAAATCCCTCATTCCATTTCTGGTTCATAGTGCCTCCTAATGCAAATTTGATGCAAACTTGGTCTACTGACATTATGCTTCCTCCTCAAATGATTCCTTGGCTTTAAGTCTTTTGAAAAGAGCGGCGGTAGTTTTACAATGTTCATCATGTTTTCCACCATACATAGGATTACCTATTCCTGCTTCACAAAAACAATCCCCATTATAAAAGCCTTTTAACGCAGTTATAAGTTCCTTTCTAGTTATCATATTTCCTCCTGATCTATCTCGGCATCTATATTAGATAAAAAAGAGACGAAATAAGGGCTACTCAAACAGCGGCACATACACTCTATAGAAGGTCCGACTAAAGGCATCATTCCAGTACGCTTTAACCATGTCTTGCCTCCATCCGCCGAGTATACTGTACTATCACTATATCTACAAACCATGAAGTCTATCGCATAGTGGGAAGGGATGGCTTTTGGATATAAGCCCATTGGATTTCCCCGCACTCTAGTATCCCTCATGGACTGCCAGAGGTAGCTATCTATCCCCATACTCTCATCTTGCGCTCTAGCAATTGCTCCCTGTAACTTCGCCGTTTGATCCCTGGCTATCATGGAAGCTCTGTAGCCCGTAATTTTATCAGATAGCCCCTGTATAGCTTCTTCCATTTCAGATTTTGTCCACCCGCTTTGAAAACCAGTTAATAGCATCGTATTTAGCTTATTTATATATTCAGAACTTAAACTCTTAATTAGCTGATAATTCGTCGCTTCCCAATTTGCCTGCATCTCAGGCCACCAAGACGCCCCCGACATCTGCAACGGTATTCCCGCCACAACCTTAGTAATCTTCAGGTATTGCATAGCCTCGAACCCAAAGATTTTCTCGGCTGTGTGGTACAAAATTTGCCCCAAAGCACCAGACGATACTAGATTAGTCCCATAAATAAGTAGCAGTTCCGCCTCAAGTTCCTTTAGCAAAGCCTCTAGCTCATCCGTCTCGGCGTCACTTCGCAGATCATCCTTCCGGTATAACTTGGGTAGGATAGTCTGCAATCGGCCTATAGCGTAGTCTACTAGCCGTTGCTGTACTTTGGATATCTCACCAGCATATACTTCCTCTATGGCATGAGGATAGAGCATTCGTGGCAGTTTAGGGTTCTGGTTCTTTAGCCGCCATGCCCTAGTATGTTGCTTACGGTAGAGCTTTACAAATAGCTTAAATTCTTGTGGGGTCATTTAATTATCCCCATTGATGACTCGATGCAAACACATTAGGGCTTGGCATCTTAAAACCCAAAACCCCCACTATAATCATCTCTGCATCTTCCTTTCTACAGAATCTTACACATTTAAGAGAATCAGTATCCCACTCATTAATACCGTCAATATCATGGCAACCTGTCCACCACCAAGTTTGCTCATTGATTTTACTCTCTATCAGCCAACCAGTTTCCACGCCTTTATCTCCCCATGCCATTATTTTGCCGCCTTTGCAGGAGCCGGTTTAACGGGATCAGGTTTAGCTGGATTCAAACTAGCCACTTCCTCCGCAGTAGGTTCCGGTATCTCTACCACCCCTTCTAATCCCAAAGTATCATGCCTAACCTCATCAGGATCAAGCGCCCCCATATTCACATAAATCTGCTTAGTCTGTGCCTCAGTATAATCAATCTTAGCCTTCTCCTCCTCAGACATCTGGTACAGGCTATTGAAGGTTATTTCCGGCACCGTTCCAATCTTCTTCCAAGCACATATCAAATTCACCAACCGCCGTATTGCTGGCATAAGCCTATTCCGCTGTGTCGCTTCAACCAAGTCATAGTAATTGGTCAGATCACTTTCACCAGTTGCATTAAGGCCCGCAGGGGAACGTCCATACAAACGAGTTACCGGAATTCCCGTACTACCCGACAATTTTAGCATAAACCTGTCTATTAGTTCCGGCAATCCCGCTACCGTGCTGTAATCCCTACCCATATCATCTTCACTGTCCATAACCATAGCATTTATGACTGATTTGGTAGTGTTCATCACCTGAAGCCGCTTACCAATAGCCGCTTCTCCACCTTCCATAGACAAAATCTTCTTCAAGTCCTTAATGCGAATTCGTGAAATGATAAACTCATACAGGATATTCACCGTAGTCTGAGTAACACCACCCAAATCCCGTATATCCTCATAAATAGACTGTAGGCAGGACATCCCAAAGTATTTCACGCCCTGTTCCACACCTAACCGTGATGGGGTGGGAATAGGATCGCCGTGGAAAGTAATGACCCTTGTATGATGGAGAAGCATTTCAATGTAAGAACTCCCTACATGCATGTGAACTTTGTATTGAAGGATTTTGCCGAAAGTAGGGGAATTCGGGTTTACATCATACTTCGATCCGGCTATATCCACATCGGTTCTGTCTATAACCTTGAGGAATTCAATGTTCTTTATCTGATTTTCCCGTAGGGGTTCACTTGGCACCCTTCCATCCATAGCCCCCACAAAGATAAGGGAACCACCAAATAATCGTTGCCACTTTAGCGCCTCATTGTAGGTAGCCTCGGCGGATAGACGAACAAGTTCATCATTTATGACATCTACATTCTTCTTGTCACCCTTCTTACCTAAACTAATCCACTCTCGGGTTTCATCATCAGCCACAATATCGACAATTCGCCTACCAAGCCCCTCAGACATATAGATGGATGCTAGAGTATCATCATCTATAATAAAGAAGTCACCCTTAACGGTTTTAGTAGACTTGTCCATCGCTCCACCAAGACCAGCAAGTAAATTATTCCACCCATCCATATTTAAGGGGAACGACTTAGTGCCTTCTACCATTGCCTTCAAATCATCAGTTCGGGATTGTGCCTCAATAGTGCTTTTATTTGGTGAACCTTTAGGTCTGCCCATTATGCCTCCAATATACTATATTTATAGTATTTATACATATTTATATACCGAAATATATGTATTTGTCAATCCCTAGAAATCCCACACATTCCAACCTTTAGTCAGAGCTACTATGGAATAACCCCCTTCTTTGAGTATGGCGGATAGCCCGTCAGGAGCATCGTCTGGCTCCACCCCTTCCCGCC